CAGTTTATTATCTCAAGTAAAGTGCTCCTGTCCATTCGATTTGGAAGTTTCCCTCTAAAACATTCCCCCTAGCTTTGTTCCGTGCTGGTGCTGAAAAACTTGCCGCCATCAACACATCTCCTAGCTTAAATTTTGAGTCCTGATCTGTATTGACTACAAAAGCAACTACCCCACCATTTTCTGACGTAATTTTGATATATTTTTTTCCCATTTTGGTGTCATAAGAGCGATTTGCCCACCCCTCTTTGTCTGAATCACGGCTTAAAACCCAACGATCATAATCAGCCAACATCGCAGTAATCATGTTATCTACCCCTTCTGTTACTGTGTCTCCCTTTTTTACTGTAATCATAATGTTCTCCTTTATTGAATTGATGTAACTATTGTAAAGTATTTAATTTATTATGTCAAGTATTTATTTTTAGAATTTGTAAAACAATTACTTTACATTGGGCGAAGTGTGTGTTAAGATAGCTTTACAGTAAATTCAATAAGGAGATCAGAAAATGATTAACAACTGTTCAAAAAACACTTGGTTTTTTATTGATGGATATGAAGGTAATGCCTACCGTTTTGAGGGAGCGGATTTGGTAACC